GATTGATAATAATGAGTTAGCGACTCCAGAAGAAGCCGCTGGTATCATTGAATATAGAATGGGTACAATACGTAATAAAAAGGTTAAGCCCACCTTAGAGCGCATTCTTGCCGGTGCTGCTAAAGCTGCAAAGATTGATAAAGTTATTATTACATCTGGCCTACAGCCTGGTAAGACTGGCAAAAGAACTGGTAGTACCCGTCACGACACCGGTATGGCTGCTGACCTTTATCTCCAAGTAGGGGGTCGTGACGTAACACTTGATAGTGAAGCAGGAAGAATTATCATTGCAAGATTTGTTAAAGAGGCATATGCAAGAGGAATTAGAGCCGGCGGTATGAGTGCTGGCTATATGGGTTCCAAGGTTATGCACCTTGATACTCTTGGTAAAAATCTTGGTGGTGGAAGGTTTAATCCAGATGTTACGGTTGTTTGGAAAAGTGATTCTTGGTTTAGATCGGCTTTCTCTAATTAATCCCTGAAAACTATTATAAATAAAAGAAAAAATGAGATATAAATGGCCCGCGCATTTTCATTAGAAGATAAAAATCTTTCTACTTCTACTATTAATACGGCCCGTAATAGGCTTTATAAAGATGTAGACCTTACTTTTGCAGTTAAGGGTAATGGTGATGTTTATAAAAAAATCGATGCAGCAGCCGTAAAGCAAGCAGTTAAAAATTTAATTCTTACTAATCACGGTGATAAGCCTTTTCGATATAACTATGGCGGCAATGTGCGGGATTTGCTTTTTGATTTAGCAGACGAAGATGCAGAGGCAGATATCGAGAATACAATTATTGCTGCCATTGAAAAGTTTGAGCCTCGGGCGCAAACGCTGGCTGTTAAAGCATTATCAAGACCAGATCAAAATTCTATTGATGTAACATTAATATTTAATGTTGTTAATACCCAAGAAAAAGTAACTCTCACCACCACCCTTGCGAGGCTCAGATAAATGGCGACAACTATTAAATCAACGGCTCTAGATTTTGATGCTATTAAAGAGTCCCTAAAAGATTATCTAAAATCAACAGATGAATTTGCGGATTATGATTTTGCAGCATCTGGTCTAAATAATCTAATGGATGTCCTTGCTTATAACACCCATATAAATGGTTTGGTATCAAATTTTACTCTTAACGAGTCATTCCTCGGAACAGCCCAATTAAGATCTTCACTTGTATCTCTTGCGACCGGTATTGGATATATCCCAGACACAAAAACGGCATCAAGAGCTTTGGCACGGGTGCGGGTTAATCTTGCTGGTGTTTCATCAAGACCATCTGTTATAACTTTACCTAAATACACAAAATTTACCGCTTCACTAGATGACGTATCTTATACCTTTCAGACTATTGAAAACTATGATGCTGAGGATAATGGCAACGGTGAATATGTATTCGAGACTACGGCCGGAAGTGCAAATATACCAATCTATGAAGGTGCAAGAAAAACAAAGACCTTTTTAGTTGGCGAATATAGTGAGAATGACGTATACATTATCCCAGACGTTAATCTTGATGGAGACACTATCGAGGTAAATGTGTACGAAAGCCCAAACAGTTCTCAGTTTACCTCTTTCCAAAACATTACAGCGGCAACATCAGTAAACGAAAACTCTACGATCTATATCTTAAAAGAAAGTCCGAATGGATTCTACCAGCTATCATTTGGTGCAAATGATATTCTCGGTCGTGCGCCTGCGAGTGGTAATGCAATTCAAGTTAATTACTTGTCTACTAAAGGCTCAGTTGCAAACGGCATTACCACATTTAGCCCTAGTAATACCATTACTGTGGGTGGTTCACAATATAATATGCTCGTATCTTCTACATCTAATTCAGCTGGCGGGGATGAAAAGGAATCGCTGGAATCGATTCGCAGAAACGCGCCTTTCCAATATGCCACTCAAAATAGAATGGTAACTCCTGAAGATTATACATCGCTTATTCTCAGAAACTTTTCTACATTAATTAAAGATATTAAGTCTTGGGGTGGGGAAGATAATCCTAAACCTAAATTTGGTACAGTGTTCTCGTCTATTCTTTTTGAGAATGATGTTTCTGAAACTCAAATAGTAGAAACAAAGCGGGCAATTGAAGAGTTGGTTGATCAGTTAGCTGTTATCTCATTTAACGTAGAATTTACCGATCCAGTAGAGACTTTCATTGAAACCGATGTGTTTTTCCAGATTAATCCCAAGTTTACAAGTCAATCACCCAACAGTATTAGAACTAGCGTAAGATCGACCATATCAAATTATTTTACCAACACTATTGGTAATTTCGGTCAATCATTCAGAAGATCTAATATGTTATCTTTAATTGATGATGTTAGTCCTGCTATCCTGTCTTCTAGATCAGAAATAAGAATGCAGCAGAGATTTACTCCAGTTCTAAACTCTAGGAATAGTTTTACTCTTACTTTCCCAACTAACATTAAAGCCCCTAGTTCAGATGGTGCTGTTATTACTAGTACGCCGTTTGTAGTTGATAATAAGTCGGTTATTATTAAAAATAAATCTAATACAAATATATTGCAAGCTGTTTCTGTTGGATCTGATGAGGTGGTGGTCGATAACGTAGGATCATATAATCCTACAACTAGATCAGTTAATATAGTTTCTATTAAACCCTCGAGCATCGACGGCGCAAATAGTTTTATTAAGATTTCAGCTATACCTGCTAACCCATCAGCAATTACACCGATTCTAAACGATATTCTTAAATATGACCCAGAGTCTTCCGCAATCACCGCAGTAACTACATCGGCTGATAACTAATGGATAGAACGTTACAAGATATTAATCGAAGAGATATATCCCTATCTCAAGATTACATCGAAAGAGCTTTGCCTGAATATTTCGGTCAAGACTTTCCTAAATTTATATCTTTACTAAAAGCGTATTATGATTTTTTAAATCAGCCAGGTAACTTCGGCGATCAGTTAAAAAGTTTAGCTACTACAAGAGATATCGGTCAGACAGCAAAATCTAACCTGACTTATATAGAAGATGAATTGTTATTAGGTCAAAACTATCTTGAAGGTATTCTTGACACCAGAACAGGCGCAGAACTTTCTAATAACTATTATCGCGCAAAGGGTACTAAGTACGCCATTGAAAGATTCTTTAGATCATTCTTTGGAACAGATCCTATTGTAGAGTATGGTAAAAATTATATCTTTACTGTTGGGGAATCCCAAATTGGACCTAACTCGCAAAAATATATTATGGATGATAAGATCTATCAATATTGGGGTTTGTTAATTAAATCAGATGTTGCCAGAATAGAATGGCTTGAATTGTATAAGCTATTTGCTCATCCTGGCGGTATGTACGTAGGATCTCAAGTTCAGGTCGTATCCGTTAATCGGGATCCTAGCTTTGATACAATGCCTATCTCTATCCCTCCAGCATCGCTTATCCCAGTATATACTTCGGTCGCTATTGGAACGCTCAGCACGCTGGGTGAATACTCCGGTATTATTACATCCGATGCGGATAGCTCAGGATATATGCGCATTGATCTAGATGCTTATCGTATAGAAGACTTTGTTGATTCTGATAGCGAAAACACATACGGTACTGTACAGTATCTTGATACACATATGCAAACAATCCAGGATATGATCAAAGAAACTTCTCCAAGAATGGATGAAGATTCTGGTGAATATGCAGGGGATCTTTCTGCACTGAAACTCAGCAATGTTAAAATTACTATGGACGTAGACGCATTTGATTATTATCCAGTAGATTCTTCTAATTAAATCGTATAAATACATCTATAAAATCTAAGGACGAGTCATGACAAGGCAGAACATCAACGTTGGCTCAAATGCTAACGACGGTACAGGCGATACGCTAAGGACCACTGGCACCAAAATCAATGCCAATTTTGTAGAGCTTTACCAATTACTTGGTGGAGATTCAGATCTACTGTATAGTTCTGTAAGTTTTGGTAATAACTCTATTATATTTGATGGGTTAAATGATGATGGCTTTGAGACTACTCTTACTGCCACAGAGCCCACGCAAGATAACACTATTACTATGCCTGATTCGTCTGGCGAAGTGGTTTTAACTACTGCAGAGCAAGGGTTATTTAAAAAGCATTTATACAATACAAAGATCGATGGAGACCTAAGACTTCATGGCGTGTCTGGTACTGGTTACTATAAAATCAGATATCTAGGTGTGGTAGATTCAGACACCGATTTAAATATCAACCTTCCAGATTTACAAGATAGTGACACGCTTGTATTCGAAGATTATATCCAAAGATTATTCAACAAAACTTTAATATCACCAGTTATTCGTAATCCTAGAATTGGTTCTGTAATCAATGACTCTGCAGGTAACCCAGTACTAAGTATTCAGACAACACCATCTGCAGTCAATCAAGTAGATCTTGCCGGGGCGCTAACAGGTAATCCCGTTGGTATTTCTACTGCTGGTGCTGACGCTAATATTCAATTGAACATTAGTACGAAAGGTACAGGAACTATTGTTTTTGATAATCCTGTACGACTTTCAGGTAATGATTATCCGACAGACGGTGTTCTATCACTTGATGACAATGTGATTTTATTCACTGGTACATCTGGTACTAATACTTACACGCTCCCCCGCGGGGCAGGTAGAAATAATATGTTAGTCTATCTTTGTAATACGGGTAACTCACTGGCAAGAATTAAGGTAGATTCAGATGGCGGTGGCAATAGCTACCTTGGGCATACTGGTTATAATGCAATAGAGCTTCAATCTGAGGCTTCAATCTCCGCGATATATACCACAGAAACAGCAGGCGGTTCAACTGAAGGTTGGTACCTCATTGGACTTGATTCTGCGAGTGGACTTGGTAATCGCGTGAAATTAACTACATATCCATAAGGGAAATATATAAATGGTTGCTATAATCACAGACGCAATTAAACTTCAGATGATGCAAGATGTTTTTGATGACCTTGCGGATTCTGCATCTAGCAGCTATTACCTTGCGGTTGCTAAGTCTGAAGAATGGAATGATTCGGATACACCGATTACTCCGGTTAATACTCAAAGAGAACAACGTAATTTCCGTTTGGGTACTCAAGCGGTTAAAAGAATTACGGACTTTACATTTACTGTACCAAGATACAACTGGTCGTTCGGTGGTGTATATTCAGCTTACAGCGATAATGTAGCAGGCTATCCACTTAGCCCATATTATGTTATTACAGAAGATAATGCGGTTTATATCTGTATTAAGCAATCTAAAACCGGCAGTATTGCTAACCCCTCATCTGTTAAACCGACTGGTACATCCGCAACTCCATTTACTACAGCAGACGGCTATATTTGGAAATTCCTTTATACTATTGGCACACTAAACGCATCAAAGTTCTTAACTGCGAACTATATGCCTGTACAAAAGATTGCCCTAGTAGACTCTGATTCCCTTGCGGTTGAAATCGAGCAAAAAACTATTCAAGATGCTGCTATACCGGGAGAGATTTCGGGACTAAGAATTACAACTGGCGGTATAGGATATGATGATACTCCGGCTCCTACCATAAGCATTATAGGTAATGGTACTGGAGCAACGGGTCTTGTTACAGTAACAAATGGTGTTATTACAGCCGTTGAGCTAGACGAATCAGCTGGTTCTGTTGTTGGTGGTACTGGATTCGATTACGCAGAGTGCAAAATTATCGGCGGCGGTTCACCTTCTACCGCAGCAGTTATTCAGCCAATTATCGGACCAAAGAACGGCTTTGGTGCTGATCCACGCATCGACCTTAAATCTTCAGCAATTATGTTTAACGTTATTCCAGATAGTGACGAAGAAGGTGAATGGGTTATCGGTAATGCTTTCCGTCAGCTTGGAATTATTAAAAATCCAAAAGTCGGAGATCTTGGAAGCGACTCAGATTTTACTGGCGCTGCTGGTAACACTCTTAAGAGTTTACAGTTCGCAAGTATCTCTTCTTCTTATACAGTAGGATCAACGATTGTTGGGGCATCATCTGGTGCTAAAGGTATTATTGATAAGATTATTGGAACCGGTAACGCATCTGTAATTTATTATCACCAGACAGAAGCAACAGGATTTTCAGATTTTCAAGAAGCTGAAGCCGTAACAGAAGCAAATGGCCTTGCGGGTTCAGGCGTTCTAAAATCAGCGGGATTCGATGCTGATAGTAGAGCTTGGGATTACCCCACAGTCGATCCATTCAGCGGTGAACTACTCTATATAGATAATAGAGCAAAGATCGACCGTCTAGACGGACAGGCCGAAGATATAAAAGTTATTATTCAGTTATAAGGACTAGAAATGGTAAGCCAAGTAATTAAAGATAGTTTCATTAACCTCTATAATGATGATTATAGAGACAGTGACAACTATTACAAAATTCTGTTTAATAATGGTCGAGGTCTGCAGCAGCGAGAGCTTAACCAAATGCAGACCATTCTTAATAAAGATATTGGATCAATGGCAGGGTTTCTATTAGATCCTGGTGCTGCTACAGAAGGCGGATCCATAACGGTAAGCGATGCGCCTTTTATTCGTCTTGATACCGTAACTAATCCTTTACCTTCTAATATTAGTTCTATTGAAGGTGTGATTTTCGAAGAAACTACTACGGGAATTCAAGTAGCAATTCAAAAAGTAGTAGCGGCTTCTGCTGGTGTTCCTGCTCAAATCTTTGTAAAATATGTAGATCAAGCTGGTGTAGAAGTTACCACCGATCCGATTACTATTAGCAATACATCTAGTACTCTTGTGGCCCAAGATGGATCAGGCGTTGAATTAACTACTGCTGCAACCGATAACGTTACTACTCCATTAACTGGTACTGGCTTAATTGTAGTACAGAATCCAGGTAGATTCTTCGTAGACGAACACTTTATCTACAGCGCAAAACAGATACTGGTATTATCAAACGATAGCGTTGACGTCGAGGCTACTGTTGGTCACGTTGTTACCGAGTCAATTGTAACTGTTAATGACGATCAAAATCTTTATGATAACTCTGGGGCTAACTTAAACTTAGCTGCGCCAGGTGCTGACAGATATAAAATTACCCTTACTTTAACTGATAAAAACAACACCAGCTCTTCAGACTATTTTATTCCATTAGTAGAAATAAGTGAAGGTTCTATCGCAAATAATCAGAACGAAGGTGCAGGACAGCTAAAAGCTACTGAAGATTTCTTGGCAATCCGAATAAAAGAAATGCACGGAAACTTTACGCAGCAAAACTTTATTATTGACTTTGAAGAAGACGAAAGCAATGATGATGCGTTTAAAATAATCGTTAATCCCGGTAAAGCTTATGTCGGCGGCGCTCGTGTATATCTTAGACAAAGAAAAACTTTAACCGAAGCAAGACCTAGAACTACTCAAGTCGTGAATAACGAAACTGCTACTATTACTTACGGTAACTATGTCGTAGTAAGCGATCTTGCAACACTGTTTAATTTTACAACTGCCGAAAAGGTAAATCTAAAAGATGCTATAGGTGGTGGCGGTACTACTATCGGTAGCGCTAGAGTAAGAGCCATCGAAGAGTTTGGTACTAACTTTAAAGTATATTTGTTTGATATTAAAACAAATTCTGGTAAAAACCTTGCAGCAACAAAATCTATTGGTATTACTGCCGGTTACTCTAATATCGTACTAGAGAATGACATCTGTAAGCTTTACGATCAGACCAACCGTAATCTGTTTTTTGAGCTTAATCATATCAGACCTAAGTCATTCTCGGATATTGTAACAACAGTTCAAAAGTTACATACTGGAACAGCAAACGGTTCTGGCGAAATTACTATTAATGCCGCTACAGGTAGAGCATTCGACGACACCGGTTCATGGATTATCGTAAATGAAACAACTAATGCCAGTGTAACAGGATCTATTAGTAGCGCTGGAGCATCAGCTACTATTTCTGGATTGACGAGTGGAGAATCATACAAGATTCTCGCATACGAGCAGCATTCTGGAAGTTCCGGTACTATTAAAACCAAAACGCTTCGGAACATAACCGATAGTGGACTATCACTAAATGCAAGCAACACAGCTTATCTTACAAAAGTAGATCCTTACACTATTACATCCATTACGGATGATACTACTTCTGCAGACATTACTGATGACTTTAATTTCAATAACGGTCAAACTGAAAGCTTTTACGGCAAGGGTTTAGTTACTCTAAAAGGTGGTGCTTCAGCGCCTTCAGGTACTATTACCATTGTTTACAAATACTTTGATTGGTCTGCTACAGGCGATTTCTTTGCTGCGTCAAGCTACACGGGAACTATTGACTATGAAGATATTCCTAGCTTTAGACAATCTAACGGTGAAAGAGTAGAGCTAAGAGAACTTATTGACTTCCGTCCAGCGCAAGATGGCGCATCATACGATGTCCTGCCACTTCCAAGAAATGGTGACCTTGTCACAATGGACACTGAATATTATCTCCCTGTCATGGGTAGAATATTCGTAAAGAAGAATGGTACTTTCGGGGTTTACTTCGGAGAGCCGGCTTTTAATCCCCAACTCGAAGATCTTGGTAACGATCTAGATGTAATGGAAATTGCAAACTTTTACTGTAATCCTTACATGCTGTCTGCAGACGATGTTATTCTTAACTACACCCAAAATAAGCGATACACAATGCGTGACATTGCTCATATGGACCAAAGAATTGAAGAACTTAAAGAGTTTACTACTTTATCTTTACTTGAGTTAAGTTCTGCAAACAAAGACATTCTTGACAGTGACGGATTAAATAGACTTAAGTCTGGTATTACAGCTGATAATTTCAGAGACCATTACCAGACCGATGTCGATGACAATGAACACAGCGCTGCAATGGATTTTATTGAAGGTGTTGTTCGTCCTCGAACGGCTACAAATAATATTGAGATGGTTTTTGATTCCGACGCATCTTCGGGGGTTAAGAAAAAAGGCGATTTGATCTTCCTTGACTATGAAGACGAAGTATGGCAAAATCAAACATCTGTGTCTCGACTTGTAGGGATCAGTGAACAGGTTATAAACATGTATGAAGGTACTGGGGCAATGTCGCCTGCGTCCGATAGCTGGATGGATCAGGAAAAATTACCCAAAAAAGTTATTGTTGGTAATCCACGTCTTTCTGTTAAAATAGATAATACTTACAAATATCATGATGTTAGTTGGAGAGGGACAAAGATTGCTGATCTTGCATCTGAGCAAAATGGCAATATTATTGCAACTGGGGCTGGACAGTCTTCCAGCTCTATTACTGGCGGTGGAAAATCAACCTCGACATCACGAAGCAATACAGGCAGCACGACTACTGTTAAGGTATCTGCACAGGTAACAACAACCGTTACTAAAACTCCTCAGTTTAAATTAGACAGTAGTAGTATAGTTAAAGAATCTTTAGGTGAGTTTATTAGAGCAAGAATTTCGATTCCTACTATGAGATCGCGATTCGTATCCTTTAAATTTACTGGACTAAGACCTAATACACGTCACTTTGCATTCTTCGGTAAAACATCAGTGGATGATTGGGTATATGCTGTAAGCGGGCTATCAGAATTTACTCGTATGTCAGATCTTCCAAGAACCTCTCCACTATTGGATGCAGGTGATATATACAAAAAGCAAACACAGTATCCTTTAGATGGTGGACCTACGCAGATCGTAACAGACGGTGATGGTATGGTATCGGGTTATTTCTTAATCCCTAATACCGATAGTATTAGTTTTGCTACTGGTAGACAGGATTTTTACTTACTAGATATTACCGCACCTAATCCTAAAAATGCTACATCAAAAGCTTCTTTCTTGTATGAAGCAAATGGCACACTAGAGCAGGTACAAGAAGAAGAATTATCTACTCGAATCTACCAAGTTCGTCAATCTATTAAAACTACTAAAGTATCTACAACAATACCATCAACGTCAAACAGCGTCTTTACACCTAACCCAGTTAGGCCTTACATCGAACGTGACTCGTGTTTCGTAAAAGGTACTAAAGTTAGAATGGCAGATGGTTCAATTAAGAATATTGAAGATGTTGTAATCTTTGATGAGATAATGGGTGCAGCTGGACCAAATACTGTTAAGGCATACGACCACTGGCCACTTGATGGAAGAGATCTAATCGGTATTAACGGTAATGGGCCATTTAAAACACCAGAGCATCCTCTTATGACAAGAGTTGGCTGGAAGGCGTACAACAGTGAAACAACTAAAACAGAAAAACCTGAAATTGCTCACTTAATGGTCAATGGTAATCTAGAAGTTGGTGATGAAATTCAAATGGATGATGGATCTTGGACGAAGGTCACATCGCTTGAGGTATTCAGTGGCGAACCAGAACAAGTTGTTTATAACTTCTACCTCGACGGAGATCATACATACTATGCTAATGGAATGCTTGCACATAACAGATGTGATGTTGACGCCGGTGGCGACTGTCAGTAATATTAGCAACAATTAAGTTTTAAGGAATAAAAAATGGTAACTACACCTAATGAAGAATTTATTGCTCCAATGTTTCAGACCTTTTTCGTGTCTGACACGTTGGGGATTTATATTACAAAAGTTGGGTTATTTTTTGGAACAAAATCTTCAAAAGATTCCATTACCCTTAGCATAAGAGACGCCTTTAAAGGTGGTAACGCTGCGCCGAACAAATACGATGTTATGCCAGGAAGTGAGGTTACCCTAACCAAAGCTCAGGTTTCTGTGGATGCTACTGGTGCTACTGCAGAAACTATTTTTGAATTTGATGAGCCGGTGTTCCTTGGTCCACAAAAAATGTATGCGATTGCTTTAGAATCAAACGATGGATTAGGCTATCAGCTTTGGGCTTCACAGGTAGGCGATTTTAATCTTGGAACAACAACTTCTAAAGTTACCACTGATCCGGTTTCTGGTACATTATTTAGATCACAAGGAGGAATAGATAAGCTTCCTGATGGTAATTCTGATCTTAAATATAAAATCTACCGAGCTAAATTTAAAAGCAATACAGGCACAGTTGTATTAAAAGACGCCAACCCACCTAGCAAACAACTTATAAACAATCCGCTTACTACCACAAGTGGATCAAAGGTTATCAGGGTTGCACACCCACATCATGGATTTCAAGTCAATGATAAGGTTACCTTTGCTGGATTAACATCTGGTACATCTTATAATGGTATTACAGGGTCCAATATTCTAGGTGACAGGACTGTTACCCAGATTGATGCTACAGGTTATAAATTCACTGCTGGAGGAGCTACTAACGCTTCTGCAACTGGTAGAACAGGTGGTGCTAGTGTTAATGCTACAAGACAGTATGTATTCGATACTGCAAAATTAGCTATTGATTCATATATTCCTGGTGCAGCTGCGAAAATTGAATACAAAGGCGACTTTGTTACATCTAGTTCTTATGCTGATGGTAACGTCAATGAAGTTGCATACACAACAACTTCAGATATTTTATTACAAGCTGGAAAAGATATTACGTTCGATCAGCCTCATGTGGTACTAACTGATACAAATGAAACCTTGCATTTTAGCGGTGCAGAATCTACTACTATTACTGCTACGTTATCATCGCTTGTCGGCGGCAATAAAACGTCACCTTATATTGACTTACAACGTGCTTCTATGATTACTATGAACAACTTAGTGGATAAACAGGATTCAGCTGCATCAGTTGGTTTTAGTAATCCAATGACATTTGTACCGGAAACACATCCTAAGAATGGTACTGAGCTTGCTAAACATATCACTAAACCGGTCACGCTCGAAGAAGCTGCTAATGGATTAAAAGTTAACTTTGCAGCACACTGCCCTATTAATGGCGAGATCAATGCTTATTATAGAACTACCCAAGTTGGTAGAGATTCTGATATTCAGGAACTAAATTGGAATTTAATCCCTTACGACGAAACACCACCTAAAGATCAAAATAAGAATGTATTCAGAGAATATGAAGCAAACCTCGGAGGGGAATACTATAATTCTTTATCACACTTTGATCAATATCAACTTAAACTTGTATTAAGATCTCAATCTTCTTCCAAGGTTCCTCGTATTAAAGATCTTAGAACAATTGCTCTAGCAGCCGACACAGTGTAGGGTTAATATATGATACCCGTAGAAGGCAAAGAAGGTTTATTCCGAGACCCTAAAACTGATGCTATAATTATGATAAATAGAGATGAAATAGAAAAAAGAAAGCGTCTTAAGGCTATTAAGCGTAGACAAAGGTTAGAGCAGCAGCAAGAAGTTCAAGATCTAAAGAATGAAGTAGGCGAATTGAAGGACATGCTTAGGCAACTATTAGAGAAGAGATAAGATGGCAAAAGAATTCGTTCGCTTAAATACCAGAATAGATCAATGGAAAGACCTTTTTAATGATCTAACTAATGACGTTGGCGACATTGCTCTTCTCACTACTGGGAATGGTGGAGTTGGTATCAGTACACTTACAGGATCCGATTCGGATCTGGTGCATGCTGTCAACGAATTAGACCTACGACTTGATTCGGCAAACACGACACAGATTAATTCTGCTAAACTTCTAATGAGAGACCCAGCTGGTATTAATACCATTAAAGGTCATTTAGATGTAGGACAGACTCTTGACGTAACTGATAGTGCTAGTTTTAGTAACAATGTTTCTATAGATGGCAATACCAATCTCGGTAGTACGCTTGGAGTAACTGGTGCTACTACACTGAGATCGACACTTGATGTGACGGACAGTGCAAATCTTGGCGATAACGTTTCAGTAGACGGTAACACCAATCTCGCTGGGACACTCGGCGTAACAGGTGCTACTACATTACGATCAACATTAGATGTAACTGATAGCGCAAGTCTTGGCGATAACGTTTCGGTAGACGGTAACACCAATCTCGGTGGTACATTAGGTGTTACTGGCGCTACTGCACTAAGATCAACTCTTAATGTAACCGGTACTGGTAGCTTTGCTAGCACACTTGGTGTAACGGGTGCAACTACATTACAATCAACTCTTGACGTAATAGATAGTGCAAGTCTTGGTGATAATGTTTCGGTAGACGGCAATACCAATCTTGGTGGTACATTAGGAATAACAGGTGCAACTACCCTACGATCCACGCTTGATGTATCGGACTCTGCTGGTTTTGGTAATAACGTTTCGGTAGACGGTAACACCAATCTAGGTGGTCCTCTTGGGGTAATTGGTGCTACTACACTGAGATCGACACTTGATGTAACTGGTGCAACTGATCTACAATCAACACTTGATGTAACTGGTGCAACTGATCTACAATCAACACTTGACGTAACCGGTGCAACTACATTACAATCAACTCTTGATGTAACCGATAGCGCTAGCTTCGGTGATAATGTTTCAGTAGACGGTAACGCTAATGTTGGCGGTACACTAGGAGCAACCGGTGCAACTACACTGAGATCGACGCTTGACGTAACAGGTGCTACTGCACTGAGATCCACGCTTGATGTAACAGACTCTGCTAGCTTCGGTGATAATGTTTCAGTAGACGGTAATGCTAATGTTGGCGGTACACTTAATGTAACTGGTGTAGTTACTGCAGATGGTGGCATTGATGTTGATAATATGCATCTGGACGGCACCGGTCTTAGTATTTCATCTGGCAATTTAATTTTTTCTGCAGCAGCTGATGTCGTAATAAAACCTACTGGAGATAATGTACTTCTTCAAGGTATTACTGCAGGTGAAGAGATTAATTTCACACTTGCAACAGGCACACAAACAATTGCAGCATCTGATAATTTAACCCTGACAGGTACTGCAGTTACCATTGACGCATCAGCAGATATTAATCTTGACGCTGGTGGTAATGATGTAATTTTTAAAGACACTAACACCGAATTTGGTAGAGTGTCTAATATCGGCGGACAACTCCAGCTAAAAAGCGCCAATGGGCAATACATAAAGTTTACCGGCGATGGTATTATTTTAAACGGAATTATAAAAGACTCCGATCTTACAACTACATCAAAAGACGTTGTTGGGGCGATCAACGATCTAAAAACAATTACAGATCTACTAGATTCTGCTCAAAGTGGTAATTCTGCTTTAGTTATTTCTCAAATCGGTGATTTAGCAGATCTTACTACTACTGATAAGACTGATCTAGTATCTGCAATCAATGAGGTTAACGCTGATCTTACTACTTTAGATGACGGACTTAACGCTAGAGCAAGAGGTCTATTAGTAGGTGGCAATGCAATTACCTATACTTCTAGCACAGGTAATATTGCGGTTACAAGTAATGCAATACAAGCAGACGAGCTTGCTGTAACTGGTAATGGTGCTGCAGGAGACGCTTTGGTATCTGATGGGGATGGCACATTTAGCTGGGGTAAAAAAGTACCGGGACTATATAATACTGCTGGCACTCTACTGAATTAAGGATTAAATAATGGCTATTACCAAACATTTGGTCAAGAAGATCAATACTTACGATCTTCAACAAATTTCAGAAAGTGAAGAAGATTATTTAGCATATTGGGTTGCAAATAAACTATTTAATTCTACAGCGGGTGAAGCTGGCGTATTAAGCAAATCTTTGTCTAATGGTACTAGCATTGGATCCTATACTGATACCCTTTTCGATCAAGCAGTAGGTACTCACCCCGGATCTTCTATCACATCTTCTTCTACCACTACTACTCTTTATCAAAACTTTTCAGGTAATGCAACACTTGCAAGCGTGGATCCGGTAACTCTGGTAGACGGGGAGACTGATCTTAAAGCTACTACATCTTCCGATCTTAATGTTATTGCAGACAGACTTTTAGAAAAAGTGTTCGGTGACGACTATTTTTCATATCGTATTGACACTTCTGCACCAGCAGGGCATACTCTTTTTATATCTAGCCTTTTTACTGATACTAGAACCGATGGGACTAGTATAACATATAACTTGTATAAGAAAAATCTTCCAACTCAACCTACTGCAGTTCAACCTGTAAAATTATTTGGTTCAGATCTTAAAGAAATGAGCGACACAGAGATTCGGGATCTTTTCGGTCAAGCTGTAAAAAATAGAGTTACGTCGGGCGGGATTGGATCTTATCTGTTAAGGACTTCTGCCCAAGGCGCACCAACCGCTACTGGTACATGGGTAAGTCGTGGTACAGCAGTTGACACTAAGCAAAATACAGCAGATGTAAATTATACGCGAAATAGCCAACGAACCTCTACTAGAAATTCTACCAGAGGCACGTCAGGTAACTTTACCAGAACTTCCACTAGAGCTTTTACAAGAAATTCCGGGGTAAATTATCTAGGTAACTATGTGAGTGCTGTGACCTTTGTGGGTAATTATGCTGGTAACTATGTGTCCGGTCCAACAAATGTTGCTGGTACTTACGTAGGTGAATATACCGCAAACTTTACCAGAACTTCTACGAATGCTTTTACACGGGATAGCACGGTAGATTATTCTAGGACCTCTACAGTAAATTATACACGGTCGAGCACGGTAGATTATTCTAGCAACTCTACAGTAAATTATACACGGTCGGCAACGGTAGATTATTCTAGGACCTCTACAGTAAATTATACACGTACTTCCACCCGAAACTCTACCAATGCATTTGCGGGTAACTTCGTTGGTGACTACGTTACTGCTTTCGTAAGAACCTCTACAGTGGACTATACAAGGGTTTCTACTAGAATAAGAACAGGTGGCGATTTTACCAGAACTTCTACTAGAATTGATGGGGGTGGTTCATCAGCAACTTATGGTGGTAAAATAGTATACTTTGGTGGTGCAGCTTACGAGGGTAATTTCATTGGCAACTACATCGGTGACGTATTTACTAGAACCTCTACTAGAATTAGGCAAGATATTCGTTCGGACACTTTCGGTAGTAGAGTTGAATACTATGTGAGTCCAGCTTACGAGGGTAATTTCATTGGCAACTATACTGGTAACT